GCCGAGTCTCCAGTTGGTGGCGGTGATGGGTCGGTGGCAGCGGGCGCAGGTGGTGAGTCCGTGGGTCTGGATGTACCAGGCGCGTGCGTTGCTGACGCCGCGTCCTGCCCACTGCTTGGTGCTGCCGGGTGGCGGGAAGGTGGGTGCTGTGCTCATCGCCTGCGATTGTCCTACGTTCCCCATCGGTGGGTGCGGTTGGCGATGTTGTCGGCGAACGCCTGCTTCATCCTTGTGGTGTCGGCTCCTCTGTGTTCCATGTAGTCGACGATGAGGTCGCCTGTGTATGCGGTGAGGAGGTACCACTCGCTGCCTGCGATGGGTGTGCCGTGGTCGGCGAGTATGCGTTTGAGTGAGGTTTCTAGGTGGACAACATTTGCGACGAGGTGGTCGCAGACCATCTGCATGGATGGGTCCTGTTTGCGGTGGTCGGCGAGTCTGCGTCCTAGCCCTTTGGCTAGTTGGGTGCGGCCGATCTTGACTGTGCCGTTGTCGCCTAGGCACACGTAGAGGTGTCCGGTTCCTAGGTTGATGGGTTCGGGCATGCCGTCGAAGGCGAGTTGTTGGGTCATGGGTTGCCTGCTCTTCCGTTGTGCACTTTTCCACAGGGCTTGGGGGTCGCGCGCGTAGGAGCCGGGCTTACGAGACTTAGCCGTGCGGGGGTTGTGTAGTTGGTCGGGTCGGGTCGGGACGGGACGGGTCGGGACGGGGTTGCCGAACACCTTCCGAACCATCGCCGAACGTTCGGTGTGTGTTCGCCCGAACACGTCGCATCCTAGACCGGGCCTGCGCGCGTTCCTCTTCCACCTTCGCGCGTGTCGGCTGGTATTCCTGCCAGTCGTGGAACACCCATGCGTCACCGTCGCGTAGCCACATCCCCGACGCCTCCAGTTCGTCGGCCAGGGCGTCGATGGCGCGGGGGCGTTTGGGGATGATCATGTGTGCGACCTTGACGGGGATACGTCCGTCGGTGAGGTGGTTCGCCGTCCATGATGCGGCGCGTACCCATAGCCCGGATGCTTCCAGCGATTGGAACATGACTTTGGGGTGGGACCAGTAGTTGTCGTCGACCTTGAACCAGGTCATCGGGTGACGCCTCCGGGGGTTGACGGTTGGTTGTGCCGGTGTGGGACCTCACCTTTCGCTATCCTCTGGTTGGGTTGCAGGTTGGTCGCCACCCTCACCGTTGGGCTCCCCGTTCCCGGTGGGGGTGGCGTCTTGTTGGGTGAGCGCGGTGAGTAGGGCGTACACGTTCCTACGCTGCTCGGAGTCCAAGTCGTTCAGTGAGTGGAGGATGTCCAAACCCAACAGTCCGGCGACGATTTGGTGGCGTTCTTCGCGGTCGTACCGTCGGCCTTGCAACTTCTCCAACTGGGAGAGGCGGGCGTGGATGGCGATGACTTGGGCGCGGGCGTCTTCCGCGGGGACTCGCCCGGTCGGGGGCGGCTGGGAGGTCCCCGCGGAAGCGGTCCGATTCTGCACCCGGACGGTCTTCGTCTGCGGCTTCTCGACGGGGGTGGCGTCGTCATCATCGGAACCGGACAGGCCGAGTAGCGCGGCCAGTTGGTAGCGGCGGGCGTAGGTGAAGACGGATCCCACACTCTGCGGGTCGCGTTGGGATGGGAGTTCCAGCGGGTCGGTTACCCACGTGTGCCCGGAACTGTGCAGCAGGGTGGTTGTCACACTCACACCACCGGCGGGGAGGGCGACCCCGTGTTGCATGAGTGCGATGCGGTGCCTGCCCAGGGTGGTGCGGGCCATCTTCAACAGGTCGGGCAGGGTGAGGTAGGAGTAGGTGCGGGCGCCGACCGTGGTCCCGGTCTTCTTCGGGTCAGACATTTCCGCCAACGCGGCGACCAGATCCTCAGTCGGGGTGGGGTCCTTCCGATATTCGGCGTCAGTCATCACGGCCACCCAGGTCGCTGAACATCCACCATGCGACCACCGCGAACAGGCCGAGCACATACAGGGCACCCCACAGGTAGTCGCCGTAGTCGTCAGACATCGGTGTCCCCGTCGAACAGTGCCAGCACGTCATCGCGGTACAGCCATATGTCGTGTACACCGGCCAGCGCCTCCACCTTGGCGCGCAGATCGGTACGGTCGTCGCGTTGCGCGTCGTGGTATCCCTCCGCGTAGGCGGCGGCGGCGACCCGAGATCCAACTAGGTGGCCCTTGTCGTACCAGCGCCGCTGCCACCTATTCATCGGTGCCCTCGTCGATCAGGGCCAGCACGTCGACGCGGAGGACCACATCCGGGTTGCCGTCCTGGTGGGGGTCCCATCGCACGCCGGGCGGCAGCGCCTCCACCTGGGCGCGCAGACCAGATAGGGCGTCAGAGGTGCGCGCGCGGATGCGGTTCCGTTCGTCGGCGCGGATCAGCGGTTCCCACACATCCAGGACGGCGCCGAGCAGAGGCGCTGCCAGTCCGTTGCGTTCAGCCTCGTCCATCGCCGCGTATCCGGCGTCGATCAGTTCGTCGCGGGTCATCCGGTCACCTCCAGCCGGAACTTGGGATCTGTGGTGCCCGACAGTCGGCGCAGGATCTGGAACCGTTCCGCGGCCACCTCTGCCTGTTCTGGGGTGAGGGTGTGCAGGTCGGTGAACCCGACCTGGACATGGGCGACGCCCAACCAGTCCACAGCCAGCATGTATGCGTCTTCGTCGCCGTCGACCATCCAGTCCGCGGCGCGGTAGCCCGCCAACTGGACGGCGGCGTCCCCGTACACCCCTTTGCCGGTTTTCCAGTCGACCAGTCCGACCCCCAACTGGGGGTGGGCGACGATCGCGTCGAACGTGCCGGCATACCCGGGTAGGTCGTAGTCGGGGTCGGGTGCGGTCCACACCGGCCGTTCGGCCCAATGCACTGTGATGCCGGACAGTTCAATCCACTTCGCCAGGCCTTCAACCTTCCCCGCCATCGAGGGTGGCACTTGGACGGGGTCGCCGCGTAGCAACGCTTCGGCCATGGCGTGGATGGCCGTGCCTGATGACGCCTTGCGGTCCCGCACGAGGTTGTGGGCCTGCCCTATCTCCTGCCGGCGGGAGGAGGGGGACTGCAAGGAGAGGTTGTCCCAGTGGTCTACCGCGTACTCGGCTGCCGTCCGCGCGGCCCAGTCGATCAACTGCGGCTTGCCCATCTGCCCGCAGATGGTGGTCACGCTCTTCAGGCGGGCGCCGTCCAATCGGTAGATGTGTTGGTCGGGGTCGAACGTCAGACGGGATGCCATGGGGGTTGCTCCTGGGTTGCGGGTTGGTAGGTGAGGCACGGGCATTTGTGGGGGGACCAGACGGTGCAGTACGAGACGCGTTTGCCGGTCCAGTGGTGGGATCCCCTCGGATGCCCACAGGTGCATGGGTCGATCATCGGTCGGGGGTCTGACAATGTGGGCACGTCCACCGCCACACCCGGGTCCAGTGCCGGCCGTGCAGGTGGGGGTGGCCGCAGGCACCTGTGCACAGGTGGCCGCCTCCCAGTCGGCGGTCGATCTTCTCCACGTTCCGGCACATCACTGTGCGGCCCAGTCGCGGACCGTCTTCTCGGTGAGGTCCAACTGGCCGCCGGTGCGCTGGTAGATGTCGCGGGTGATGATCTTCCACGTGGCGCCTTGGTCGCGGCGGTGGTTGATCCAGGCGACGACAGGCTCGCCGATCAGGAGGGTGGCGAGGAGTTGTGCAGGTGTTTGCATCGTGGCGGGTTCCATGTGTGGAACGGTAGCACGATTAGGTAGTCACCCCCAACGGGGGGTACCGTTGTGGGTATGCACCTGTTCCTCATCCTCGGCAGTCTGTGGCTGCTGACATCCATCCTGTCCGCGACCGTCGCATCCCTAGCAATCAAGGGCTACCGGCGATGAACGAACGCGCCCTATGGGCTGTCCGCGTCGCCTATGACGACTGGCTGCAATACGGGGACCGGGACGCGCGGCGCATGGCACGTCGCCTGGTGTACGTCATCACAGGCGTGACATTCCGCCCCGTTTACCACCGTGCTCAGCCGGCGACGACCGCCTTGGAGGTGTAGCGGGTGCCGATGGTGGCTGACTCCAAACCGCCGATGCACTTCACCTCAATCCACGTGCTGTCACCCTTGCCACCCTTCTCCCACGTCAGATACTGCTTCAACGTCTGGCCGTCGTCGAGGTCGTCGACGTCGATGGGGAAGTCCTGGTAGCCGTGGGCGTCGCCGTTCTCCCGCATCAGCCGCACCCGCAGCGCGCCGTGGGTCTTCCCACTCTTGAACTTGGGTGTGATGTTGAGGTAGACGAGGGTGTTCTCCCAGCCGTCGCGGGGCGGGTTCCAAGTCGACTGGTCCAGTTTCTTGTAGGATCCGGTGGCTGTGAACGTGCCGCCCGGCTTGTCCAGGTAGTCGTAGTCGAGCACGTCCATGTCTTCCCCTTCGTAGTCCTGTAGTTGGTCGGACACGTCGGCCCTGATCTTGTTCATGTCGTCACGCGGATCAACCTTGCCGGTGCTACTCCACTCCTTGTGGCCGATGATGTTCTTCACCGGCACCCCGTACCGCTGCGACAGCGCCGCCAGCAGGTTGATCAGCGTCTGATACTGGGTTGAGTGGTTGGCGATCGGGTGCGACCCGGAGCATTGGCATTCGATGCCCAACGCGCGTTCGTTCATCGTGTCATCCGGTATGCCGTACCCGTCGCCACTGCCGGCGTGGGACGCGCGGCCCGGGTCCGGCTGACCACTGCGCTCCTTGCACGTCATCCACACCTTCCCCGAGTGGCCGAGCATGATCTGACACAACGGCGGATAGGTGCCGCTCCCGCCGGTACGACAGTAGGAGGCGATGCTGGACTCGGAGCCGTCGCAGTCCGACACCGTGTGATGCACCATGAGGAACGACACACCCCGCCACGTGGAGTCACGACCGGTGGGCACGTTGCTGTCGTCGACCGTGAACCCTTCACCCTTCAACCAACTACCCAACGTTGTCACGTCGCCTCTTCCACTCGTGATACACGTTCTCCCACAACAACCACACGATCGTGCCACCCCACACCACACCCACGAACAGGATGTACAGCACGGTCTCGGTGTAGGTCACACCAGCACCCCCTGCGCCAACCGTCGCGCGATGACCTCGCAGTACTTCTCGTCAATCTCGACGCCGACACACTCGCGGCCCATCAACCGGGCCGCGATCAACGTCGACCCCGACCCTGCGAACGGATCCGCCACCACACCTTGGGGACACCCGTCGATCAGTTGGCACATCACGTCACCGGGTTTCGCGTGCGGGTGGACACCCTGCGCGTACTGCCGGTGCGAGCCGAACCCGGAACGGATGACAGACGATCGGGTGGCGGGGATCTGCGGCCACCGCCCGACCATGAAGATGGGTTCCCAGTCCCCGCGCCATGCGATGGAACCCATGAGGCCGCTGTCAGCGGGCTTCTGCCAAACGAGTACCCGCCGGGTTCGGGCCGGGAACGGTTGCCTGATGTCTCCGAATACCAGTCCGGGCCGGTCACCCCATGCGGCGAGGGCGGCGTCGCGCACCGATGTGTCGCCGTCGCCGATGATCCCCGGGTGCGGCGTTGATCTGTTCGACTTGGGTCGGGTCGTGGCGCAGTAGTCGCCGATGCTCCACCCGATGCCGTAGGGCGGATCAGTGACCAGCACATCGGCGGCCAACCATGCGGGGATGTCGCGGCAGTCGCCGTGGTAGAGGGTGATGCCGTCGCCTTGCCAGTAGGGGTCTGTCACGGCGGCCATCGTTTCATCGCGTCAGCCCACGCCTGGTCGTCGGCGGCGAACCGGCGGTCTAACGCCTTCTGCCCGGCGGACAGTCCCCAGCCGATGAGCAGGGCACACAAGCCGGCGAAGACGAGGAACGCGAGCAGCGGCCACGTCATGGGTTACCGCCTGCGTTCCACGAACAGCACGGTAGATGCCCCCGCCGTCCCCGACGCTGCGACGAGGAGGAACTGCGCCAACCCAACATGCCCCAGCAGGAACAGCACGCAGGCGGCCGCCACGATCGCAGCAGTCAACGCGACCAGCCACCAAGCCATGCGTGACGTTGGACTCACAGCCTGTCACCGCTCCGGGTCTTTCCTCGCCGGCCGGGCCTGGATCAGGCCGGCGGACTCCAACGCTATCCACGCCCCCAACACGATCAGACCGCCGGCGAGTAGCGCGGTGCCGGGGACGGTCTGCTGGGATGCGTAGGAGTAGGCACCGCCGATCAGCAGCGCGGCGGCTGCCGCCAACGGCGCCAGATACCTCATCCCAACAGGGCTTGGGTGGCGGCCAGGATCTGCCCATCCGAGATGACACCCGGGTCCCGCCCGGGGTTGGGAACCTCACTGACGATGGCGGAGGCGTAGGCGTCGCCGAAGCCGGGCTGGCCGGCGTACTGCCACCGCCACGCGTAGGCCTGCTGCTCCGGGTTCGCGTGCCCTTCCTGCGCTAGTGCGGCGGTGCAGCGGGCACGGAAGTCGGGGTCATCGGACAGGTTCGAGACGTCCCAGTACGACATAGCGGTTCTCCTAGGGTGCGACGGTGGGCCAAACGTTGGCGGGGCCGTGCCAGTGTCCCGCGGTCCGCATCGCCGGACCCCCCGCGGCGAGGCATTCCATCATCACAGCCCCGGCGTACTGGTGGGCGTAGATGATGCCCAACGGGGTGATGCCAGCCGAGATGGGAGCCCAGTCGTAGCCGTTGGTTATCTCCTCACCCTGCCCCCAGCCGGCGGGGAGGGTGATGAACGTCGACGCTGACGGGCTGGAGATGGTTACCCTGCCGACACCGATGGACACCGTCTGGCCGATGCGGCGGAGGGTGGCGCGGGTGCCCGATGTGTCGGTGAATGTGGCGCCCGCGGGGAACACCACTTTGGTGGTGATGTCCCGCAGGCCGGTGTCACTCTCGGGGGCCACCACCCAGGCGGTCCCATCCCACACGGCGACACACAGACCCAGTCCGGCGGTCACCCGAATTTTGCGGCCCAACGTGTTGCCCGCCATGGGGAGGTCCGCCCAGAGGGTGACCGTGGTCCACACCACACCGTCAACCCCTGGTGCACCCTGCGGTCCGGTGGCCCCGGTCGGGCCGGTGGCACCGGTGGCACCCTGCGGCCCGGTAGCCCCGGTGGCACCAGTCGGGCCGGTGGCACCCGTCGCACCCTGCGGGCCGGTAGCCCCGGTGGCCCCGGTCGGGCCGGTGGCACCCGTCGCACCCTGCGGGCCGGTAGCCCCGATGGGTCCTTCAGGTCCGGGGGTGGGAATGGTGCCCACATCGGGCGCATCGGTAACCGGCACAATGTCGGCCAAATCGACGGGCCCGGGACCCAGCAGATACCCGGTCCACACCGTCCACCGGCCGTCCACCTGTTCCCGGATCTGGTACGGCACCGGGCCGTCGGTCCGCCAACCCGGGTCGTCGGATGCGACCAGCGACACCGACAGCACACCCTGCTCGAGCACACCAACCACCTGCGCTTGGGTGACGATGCGGGGGTCGGGGGTGCCGTCCACCGCCGACAGAATGGGCGCGAACCTGACCACCCCGGCAGCGGGAAGGTCGTCGGCGGTCGTGTAGGTGGCGGACACCGCCACCAAAGTGTTCCCGGCCATGGTTCTCCTAGGTCGCCCGCAGTAGTTCCATGGACAGCGTGCCGGTGCACGTGAGCGCCGACCCGGCGTCGTGGCGTAGGTAGATGCGGGCCAGCATGCCGGGGTCCAACTGCCACACCCCCGACGCGGTCAGACTGTTGCCGATGCCGGTGGTGTTCGCAGACGGTGGGGCGTAGCCGACGATCGGCTGACCGTTGGGGTCGGGGATCACCCCGGCCTGGTTCCAGATCCAGGCGGTGCGGATCGTCCCCCCTGTTCCGGTGGGGAACGCGGCCTGCAAGGTGATCCGATATTTGCCTGCCACGGGTGCGACCAGCCCTGACGAGTTGACTGTCATCCCACCCCACACCGCCGGGGTGCCGACAACGGTGAACGCGGTACTCCCAGTTGTGGATGACGGCACCGACGCGGACCCGTGGGACACCCCACCGACAGCCATATTTAGGGCGTCGATCGCGTTGGCGAGGGCTTGTGATGCGGCCGGATATTCCTTCGGATGGTCGGTGGGGCTGACGTACGGGTAGCCGTGTGCGGTTGTTCCACCCATGAGTCAGACTCCCAACGCTGCAGTTGTTTCCAGGTCATCCCACGACAGGCCTGCGGGATGATCGGACCAGAGATACCCGGCCGTGTAGTCGGACCATTGCATCACCACGAGGGACAGCATCGGGTCTGACAGTGCCAACGTCAGTTCTTCGGTGAGGATCCCCCCCTCACCGCCCATCGTGTATGTCCAGCCCTCAACGATGCCGGTCCAGTCGATCGCCGGCGCCGGCTGCGGGAACCCTTGCAGGGTGACGTGGTCGCCGCACTCCAAACCCAACACCTTGCCGCGGGTGGTCGGGTCCAGCACGTCGAGGGCGACTGTCACGTCCCCGATCTGCCACCGTTCCTCATGCTGGGTGTACTGGATGTGTTCGGCGCGGTCGACCGCGCTGTCGTAGTCCGCCAGTTGGGTGGACAGCGGCAGGTGCCGCCGGCCGTGCCGGGTGATGCTCACGCTCTCGGAGAGGTCAACCTCACCCTGCGGGTCCGGCCCGTATGACACCGACACTTCATTGATGACCGCACCCTCCGCGCTGGACCACGACGGCTCCCACAGCACCGCATCGCACGGCAGGACGACGGGGAACTGTGATGCGGGGGACTGCCACGCGGTGATGTCGTCCCACGTCAACACCGGGTCCAACTCATCCCACGTCAACACCGGGTCGAAATCCTGCCACCTGTAGGGCTTGACCCTGGTCCGCCCCGACAGCGGCTGGTAGACGACCTCCCCGCCGGGGGTGTCGTAGACGGCGGCCCCCGTCCACTGCGCCAGTTCGTCGAGGATCACCGCGGACGGCTGCGGATCTGGTTGGCGTGCCAAAACAATGTAGGGGTCGGGTCCACCCTGAACTTGGTAGGCGACCCCTGCACCGTTCAAGATCCGCTGCGCGCGGGCGGTGTCCCGTTCCTGCGGCCACACTGTCACCCCGATACGCCGAACACCCAACGCTGCCAGGGCACCCGCTGCGGTGACCGTGAACTGCCCCACCCTTGAACCGTCCGGGTTGATGACGTGGGCCAACGCCCGCTGCACGATCCGGCCGGAGAACCCAAGCGCACCATCATCGTGTGCCAACTGGAGGAGGTCCCCCGACTGCCACGAAGGCATCGCCCCGGCGGGATGTTCCACAACAACAGTCGCCGACGACGGCTGCCCAGAATCGTCGAACCCTGACCTGCCATGCAGGATGGTGACGTCCGCCAGCACATAGCAGGGGTCCACAGCCTGCCCGTTGATGATCACGACGGCGATCATCCGACGATCACCCGCCGGCCGTTGCGGGCATCCCCAGCCATCATCACCCTGTGCACCGCCCGGTACACCTGTTCATCGGTGACGCGGGCGACGCGGGGCAGGTTCACCGTGACCTGCGGCGCCACCTGCTGTTGGGTGGCCTGCGGTCCGGCGGCCAACCCGACAGGTCGGGAGTTCGTCGGGTTCCCCTTCGGGTCCTTGTACTTCACGTTCACGTTGATAGTGGCGTTGCGGTCCCTGGCTGCGTTGTCCAGTTCGTCGGACAGTGCGCGGGCCTTACCCGCAGCCCCGTCCAGTTCGTTTTTCGTGTCTTCGGCGTTGTCTGCGGTGTCGCCGGTCAGGTCGACGATGGCGTCGTGTTCGCGGCGGACCGCGCCGAGCGCCTCATCTTGGCCGTGGATGTCCTGGAGGATGTCGGGGAACGTGTCAAGGTAGCGTTGCTGCTCCTCGGTGATCTTCCCCGTCTCCTTCTTGTTTGTGATGATTTCGGCGCCCTGCTGCTGCAGTGCGGTCCGCACCTTGGCGATCGCGGACGGGTTACCAGCCAACGCGGCGTGGAAATCGTCGGCGTCTACATCGGCCTGATCCAGCGCACTGCTGACGTTCTCCAGTTTCCCGGTCGTCTCCTGCGCGTCCTTCACCCACTGGTCGAAGATGGCCTGCTCGGCGACCTCCCCACCCAGGTCGGCGACCCCCTCCAATGCCTCCCGCATGGCGTCGATCTTCGCCTTAGCCTTTTCAGCCTCACCCTTCACCGCGGCGAACACGAGCCCAATCCCGGCGGCGGCAGCGCCCGCCGCAGCACCGACGGGGCCACCCAACGTGGCGGCGAGGTTCGTCAACCCGCCCAACGTGCCTTGCATCACTTCGGTGACGTTCGCGGTGCCCGACCCGATGCCTTCGGCAACGTTGCCGATGAACTCGGCACCGGCCTCCGACCCGGCTTCCTTCATGCTGGTTTGGATGTTCCCGGTTTCGGTGTCGATGTCCCCGGCGCCTTGGTGGACACCCTGCGCCATGTCCTGCGCAGACTGGCGGATCCGCCGGGCCGCGTCCTCCGAATCGTCGGCAGCCGAATCGAAGCCGACCCCCGCATGCTGCATATCGGTTTTCACCGAATCTGCGGCACCGCCGATGCTGTCCAACTCCGTTTCGAGGCTGTCCAGGGTGCGGTCCAGGGTGCCGGCCTCGGTGTCGACCTTCCCCAGTGATGCGGCGAACTTTGCGGCATCCCCGGCAGCCTTCGACGCGTCGACCAAGAACTGGATGACCACACTTCCGGGGCTAGCCATGGGACGCCTTGAACCCGTGCGCCGTCAGGACATCCACATACAGCCGGAGGTAGGCCAGTTCCGCGTCACGCATGATGGGGCCGTGGACGGCGGACCCCAGATGCCCCCAGTTGGGGGTGCGGGCGACGTGGTAGTAGTTCTCGGATGCGCGGGTGGACCGTTTCCCACCCGCCGGGCCGGACACCACACCCAACGCCAACTGCCCGCGGCGGCGGCGGCTGTCCCCACCGCGGACCGCCCCCGACCGGAACCGTGGGTTCGTTTTCCCCACCACGACGACGGGGACCCGGTCAGAGTGGGGGCGGACAGTTTTTGACATCGCCTGCGCCTGCGGCGCGCCGGACGCTGCCACCGCGTGGGCGACCGCCGGGACCATCCCGGCGGCGATCGCCCGGGCACCGGACCTCAACTCTTTGTTGACAGCCTTGAACGCCGGACCCTTCAAGTTCTTGACAAGGTCCGCCAGCCCGGTGACCTCCACCCCACCCACAGGGTCAGGCCGCTTCGGTGTCGGCTTCGGGGTCCTCCAGCACGGTGGCTGCGGTGAATGTGAACGCACCCACACCCTCCCACTCCACCGACGACACGATCGGCGCCCCATACTCGGACGCCCCAATCTCGCCCGGGAGGGTCAACTGCACCGAGCCGGCCCACTTGGCACCCTTCGCAGTGTTCGGGGTGTAGGCGAACGCCACCGTGGTCAGGTCCCCGGTGAGGAGGTACTGGTACAGGCCGGCCGCGGTGAGATCGTTCTCCACGTCGAACCCGAGTCCGTCGAGCCGCTTCCGCGATGCCGGGCGTTCGGTGCCACACATCATGGTGCGCGACTCACCCACCTCTTCGTAGGTGTGTGTCACCTTCCCGCCCAACACCTCGCAGGAGAAGTCCAGCGGGGTCGCCCCCAGGGTGATTGTGCCGGGACCGAACGGTGTGAACGTGGCAACCATGACAGCCTCCTACGGGCATTTGGTGCGGACGGTGACGGGGGTGACAGCAGACAGCGCCACAATGTCAGGCTCCGACTGCGGTCGTCGGGTTGTGGTGAACGGCACCGCAGCGTCGAACAGGGCACGGCGCACCTGTTCGATCATGTCGTCTAACGCCATCTGGGCGGACCGGTTCCCGCCTGCCGCGTTGGCGTAGCAGACAACCTCCAGGTCGGTGTGCCCGCGGGGGGTGCAGTAGTCGTCCCCCGGGAACAACGCGATACACGGAGGCTGCAACGTGCCCGGCGGGTAGACGTGCACCGGGACCCCAACCGACGCCAACGCGGCGCCTAGCGCTGTTCTCGCGTCACCCAGGGCACTCACACCGACAACCCACCCTGTTTCAACGCCGGCCCCAGCACACCCAGCACGGAGCGGACCATCCCTGGGGTGGCGGACGGGGCGGGCATGGTGAACTCCCCCAACGCATCCACCGACGCCACACCCTTACTGCCGGTGTCCCACACCTTCACCGCCATCTGATAGACGGCCTCATCCACAGCCGCCGGATACAGGGTGCGGGCATCATCGGACAGCCACGGTGCGATCGCGCTGCCGGCCACGTCGAGGGCCGCGGCCAGCAGCGTGTCGTCGACGAACTCCGCAGGTGCGTCCAGTCGCCTGCGGAGTTCGTCGACGTTCACCGTCATCGCTACTTCTTGCCCTTCGGCTCGTCAGCGGCTGACTCGTCAGCCATCAGCAGCGCGGTGACGGTCGCCTTCACGATCGCCTTCGGCTGCTGGATGATCGTCTTGTACCGGGCCTCCGCCCGCATGCCGTACAGGTTGTAGGTGAACCGGTCACGGGGGGTGGTTTCCACCGACTGCCCCGAATCGGTGATGTCCACACTGACAGCACTGCGCTGGATGTGGAGGACGCCGGCCTTGAAGTCACCGACGAACACCGTCCCCGCCGGCACCGACGGGACGGCAATCAACTTGATCCCCCACGGCGTGCTGTTGATGTCCGCATCCCCGGTGGGCTTCCCGAACATGTACAGGTCCAGGTTCGCCCAGTCGGTGGGGTTGATCAGCGCCGCGTTCGCTGTCAGTCCCTGCGCCTGGAGGGTGGCGATCGACAGTCGGATGGCCTGCGCCGCGTTGCCGGTGGCTGGGGTCGCCACCGTCAGATACCCGGATCCGCCGGTCACGACAGTCTGCGCGTCCAGTTCGATTTGCCGCTGCACACCTGCGATCAGCCACTGACGAAGGATCGTCTCCGACTGCGGCTCATCCTCCAACGTTTCTTGGGTGACGTCGAGAATGTAGGCCTTTTTCCCCAGACTGCCGGTGACCTCCGCCGAGGTGAACTCGACCGCCGGCTTCTGCCCACCCTCATTGACTGACGTGGGGGTGCCCAACGCAGGAAGTGTCACGTAGCGGTATGACATCCCCGACACGTTCACCACCGTGGACGCATCCAGTACCGGCGTCGGGTAGGTGTTCGCCGGGGGGGTGGGCCGCAGGGTGACAACGTCCGGCTTCAGGTACGGCTCGGTCGACGCGACGACGTGGTAGGCGCGGTCCAGGGGGACGTCGACAGCACGCGACGGCTTCCCCGCTGCCTTTTCCCGAATCAGGGAGGTGGCCCAGTCGAGCCGCTCCCGGGCGGGCACCTCACGCGGCGTCGCCCGGTCCTGCGACGCGAGGATCACGTCGTGGCGCTCCACCTGGGCCTCGATGTCCTCACGGGCGCGTACCGCAGTCTTGTACTGCTCAGACTCGGGGTCGAACCCGGGGCCGGTGACAAGGGACGCCTCATACTCGGCCGCCTTGGTCAGGTCCTCGGCGAGATGGTTGCGACGTTCCAGAAGATCCATGATGTGCCCTCCTTGGGCGCGTAGGGGTACGGGCCGCGAGGGTGGGCACCTGAGGTCTGGGCCGCCTAGGCGGGGGGACCGTGCCGGGGTCGCTTCACGCCCAGCATACGGGCGTGGTCCAGGCGGGCCAGGTACACAGAGACATCCAACTGCTGGCGTTGCGCCAACACCCTGGCCGACTCGTACGCGGGCTGCTCCACCAACGCCAAATGGCGGAACTGCCCCACCCGCGTCCGCTCCACGGTGTCCCCCACCTGCCGCACCCCATCTTTCGCCATGATGACCGACACCGACGCGTACTCCCAAGCCCCGTCGGCGACGAGCCGGCGCGCCAATGTGGTCAGCGGGGCGCCGTCGATCCAATCGAAGTCGGCGACGACATGCCCGTCCGCCTCGGTGATCGCGCGGCAGATACCAACCACGTTCGAGCCGTTCACATCCCCATGCCCACGCTGCAGGACTGTCTTCCCGGGCTGCAGTTTGTCGAACGCACCAGACCGCCACACCTCCAGATAGTTGGTGCGCCCGTCATCGGACACCAGGGTCGGGGTGTCCAACGGCAACGCCCGCAGCACAACCCCTGTCGGGGTCTGCTCTGCGGTGACCGGAACCTCACGCTG